AGTCATCATACTAACATCTTCATATGGACTAAATGGGGCAAGGCTGGGTCCCATTTCAGTTCCACACGCATTAGGTTGAGTAGTATTTACTGCGTTAACAGGCCCAAGACCAGATACATATTGCTTAGTGAGCATTTCGTGTCCAGAGGGATAGTAAGCAGGAACTTTAGATTGGGGATTAAAGTATTGAATAGGCATACCTACAGATTGTATATTGTGGTTTCCATCTCCACCCTGTTGTTTTCTACTATTATTACGACGATTACTACGTTGTTTAAGTGAACGCATTATTGATTTATATTAATATGACAGAAAAAAACGGTTCATATTAAAAATATATTTTTTAAATATATGATAAAATAAATTAAGTTATAAAATATGTATAATATATTAAATGTTTATTCTACATTTATCACATTAAGTTCATTGACTAATTTAAAATGTGTTTTACAATAATCACAATCATTATAGCTTTTTTTACCACACATATTTCCAATATTTTTACCCTTTTTTATAATAGCAACACATGTCTTATCTAATATTGGTTTCACGCATTGCTTATGCAAAATACATTTACTATTATTATTAACGGTTAACTTAGCACATAGTTGTCCTTTTTTATCTCCTTTTTGAAAAATGTAATCACATTCAACAGAATTTTCATATTTAGAATGATAATAACAATATTTTTTTTCATCATCACATTTAATATTACAGTATTTTTCACCTTTTAATATAGGACAATAGCCGGTGCCAATAAATTCTGTATTTTTATGTTTAGTGCAATACTTTTGTTGATTACCACTACCAAATATGAAATTTTTATTACAATATAAATCATTCATTTTATAGCAACAATACAATTTACCTAGATGTTTTTTAGACCAACAAGCGTCATGGCTATTTACAATGCCACGATGTATTGTTAGATCAAAATCAAAGCCTTCTTTTTCAGGAATATGTGATACACGTAATCTACAATAAGGGCACTCTAAAACAGTAGCATTTCTTTTTCTATTAAATATAAATGCGTCATAAATACAATCATAATGATATTCATGTCCACAGCTTATTTTAACATATAAGTCATCTGAATTTTTTAAAGCTGTTTTACAACAAGCACACATAATTTCATTACATTGAATATTTTCCATATTTATTAAAATTTTTTTTTATTATTACTATTCAATATTTAATTTAAAATCAATTTTTTATATTAAATTTTGATTAATACTTATATTTCAATATTAATATTATTGCTCATTGTTAAGAATATTGTTCTAAAAGCAAGTTCGCAACTTGGTTAACGTCACCATTATATAATTGAAGTAATAGTAAGTTTTCATCATTATTATTAAAACCCAAATTTATTAAAGTATCTAATTGAGTTGTATATGAATCTATATTAACAGCGTTTGAATTATAATTAGTATTACCCAATACGCTTTGATTATTTGTAGAATTAATATTTATAATACTATTTAAAATATTACTATAATGATTTAATGGAATATTATTTGATTGAGTATATGTTTCTAAGATATTTTGAAAAATATCTATTAAATCATGTGTTTTAGGTTCAACCATATAAAACCCATAAATTATACTATTATTTGATATATTACCTATTTCACCTAAAATTCCATTATCATCTAAAATATTTCCATCATATATTAATTCTATATTTTCTCCAATTTTGTTACGGATATTTGATATAAGTGTATCATTTGTAACTATTAATTGTTGTGTTGTTTTACCATCAATTTCAATTTGTATATTAAAAAAATTAGAAGTTTCTATAGTCATTATTTATATATAATATTTACATTATTCATATGTTCCTATATTTCTATATCATTTATAGTAAGGTAGGAAATAAATAAACTACTTTATAAAATTTTAACTATTTTCAACATAAATATTCATACAACTATCAATTGTATTTTGTTTATTCACTACTGGTTTAGTTCGTTTCAAAGTATAATCTCTATCTTTATTTTTATAAGCACCATCATAACCCTTATTATTATTTAGAATTGTCGTTTGGACATTTTTTTTATAATAAACAATATTATTTTCTTCTTGTAATGGAATAATAGATATAACGGGAGGCATGATAATATGATGATTAATATGGTTATTATTAAAACTTTTACGATAATCATCAATATCTAATGTTCCACCAAATATTTTTAAACAAGTTCTATGACTTGCGATTTTTACTCTATAATTAGGGTCATTATAAGCTTTACGATACATTAGGTTTAATAAATTATAGTTTTCATGAACATTTTCAACGCATATTGCTTCATTAAAATTAAAAGCAGCAGCACATTCTGGATAACAAAAACATCCATAAACATAAAAAATTCCATTTTGATATTTAAATGGGAGTGATGAGGGAGTATGTTCAAACGAATGCGAACAATTAAAACAGTATATATTTGTTCTCTGTGGCCAGATTTTTTTGCGATTACATTCCCTAAATTGAAGCATAGTGTAATCAACGGGTCGTCTTATTTCATTACTTTTTGATTTAGACATATCAAAATCGTTTTTTCTACTTTCAATCATATTTTCTAATTTAGAATTAACATCTTCCATTTCAATATTTTCAACATTTTTATAATTTTCATTTACATCATCTATAGTTGAATACCAATTTGATACCGTTGTATCATACGTTAGATAAGAATTATTCATATTATTAATAACATTATCTACTTTATCGCATGGAATTTGTAGATGCACAATATTGTTCTCAATCGTAATTGTTTCACTTGTTTTTACATCCTCTGAAAATTTATTAATAATAATTGAGGCCTCCTTTTTATCAGTATGAACTTTTTTTTCAATATTAACATTAGAGTTAGGTTCCTTTGGTTTTGGTTTTCTACCCCTTTTTTTAGGTATATGTTGCGGTTCATCATCAATAATTGTAATACCTTTTGGTATAGTAACAGTTTGTTCTGATTTAGTTTCTTCTAAAGGTTCTATTGGATTATTATTTTCTTGAATAACCTCGATATCTCCAGGTTTGGGTTTGGGTTTTCTACCCCTCTTTTTAGGGAAGGTATTCATTAAAATATTATATACTATCTATAAAAATAGATGTTAAATCTTTAAATAATAATAAAAAATTTGTAATAAACCGTTTGTATATTAATACTTAAAAAGATATTTAAGTAATGTGGTAAACAATATTTATCATTATAAAATAGGTCAATCCAATTATTTGCGTATATTTATTAATCCATATATCCAATTTTTTAATACATCTGTATTTTTCCAATCATATTTAGATATATCATATAATAAAAAATATTTTGCACTATTAATTTTAGTAATTTTACAAGGATGTATTTTATATGTAATTAATATCCAATATATAAAAACTGCTTTATTTATTATATTATTGTTAGTTAGATGTAAAAAATAAAGAATTAATTCATCTATATATTTATGATTAAATTTATCATTTTCATAAAGTATGTCTAATTCAAAACCACTGTATACTCTTTTACCATTAGTTACATTTATTTGATTATGTAAATTTTTAAACCAATCTACTAATTGTTGCCTATTTTCTAAATTACAATTGAGATTATCTTCTTCTATTTTTGAAAATAGATGATTGGCACAATAAGGACATGGTATAATTCGAACTATTGTTTTAAAATATTTAAAATAAATTTTTTTATTTTCTAAAGATGGTTTTAGTTCATAATTGTAACATATTTTATGTAATAAATACCATAATCTTGGACCCCAATAATCTTTACTATATCCATTTTGAGAAATTGGCTCAATAATCATATATTATATATTTTATTAATATATGAAAAACTCCTAAACTAATATAATGAACCAGATATTGATTTATATTAGTATTTTACTACTATTACTTCTATTGCTATTTCAAATAATAAAGCCTGAAATTTTTGAACATGCTATTGAATTTGAACCACCACACCTTACAAACAATAAAGACAAGGACACCATTGGAGAGTTAATGAGAATTGGAACCCAAGCAAATAGTAATTCTGTTTACGATGTTGTTGATACAAATTTATTAAAATAATCTAATCCATTATATAATCATAAACCAATTATTTTACTTTATAGAAAATATTTTATTAACCCTTACAGCATTTTGAGGACTCCTGGAGTCTTCCTATAATTTATTAAATTCTTACAATTTATAAATATTATATCATTTGTTGCTCGACGAATAATATAATATTATGTTATTATGTTAAAATACAAAATATAACCAACGTTGTAAGGGTTAAATAAAAAAATAATTAATAAAATAAATACAAATACTCTATGCGCTAAAAAAATGCATACCTAAACCTATACCCAACCCTAAAACTAAGTTATTAAATATATACATATCCGTAATACCCAATATTGTTAATAGCACTGTTCCTAATAGTATAAATAAAATAGTATTTATTATTGGTGCCTGACCTGTATCAGATTTAATATATTTTGTTTTTATGTATATTAATGATATGGTTACGGTTAATAGAATAAACGATTTTATAATCGATTTAGCGAAATTCGCTAATTTATCAGAGCCTTCATCACCGCATGTTTGTTTATCCGACATTTGTATATATATATAATTTATATTTTCTTTATTAATATATAAAAAATTGAAACTTATAAAACTTATTAAAATTAGTTTAAAAAAGATATGTCCAGGGAATTAAAAATAAATCCTCTTAGTATTGAATATAATGAACAAAATATTCAATCATTATCAAAAGGTAAAGGATTATGTGGATTAGAGAATTTAGGTAACACCTGCTATATGAATAGTATTGTTCAATGCCTATCAAATACGCGAGAATTACGTGAATTATTTTTAACAAATAGATATAAAAATTTTGAGAAATCAGATATACCACATTTTATTATGGTTTCAGAATTTAATAAATTATTGCGAGGTTTATGGTTTGATAATGCGATTGTTTCACCTAAGGGATTTTTTCATTACTTACAAATTTTAAGTTTTAAGATTGGAAGTGGTCAATTTGTAGGCAATAACCAAAATGACAGCTCCGAATTGTTAATATTTATATTAGATACATTACATGAAGGACTTTGTAAAACAGTTGAGACACCATTTTTGGAACAGGATACATCTAAAATGAGTGTTAATGAAAGTTGTTTATATAATGCGAATAAACAATGGCACAATATTTACAAGACATGTGAAAGTCCCATTTTAGATATGTTTTATAATCAACAGCATAGTATGATTACTTGTACCAATTGTGGATTTATTTCGCATAGTTATGACCCGTGTGTAATGATTAATTTACCAATACCTGATTCTAATAATAATTTAAGTATTTATGATTGTTTTGATTTGTATACAAAAGAAGAAACATTAGATAATAATAATAAATATAGATGTGAAGGATGTAATAATGAATGTAACGCAACAAAAAAACTTACATTGTGTAAAACACCTACATATCTATTGATTTCATTTAAAAGATTTCAGAGTAATGGAACTAAACTAATTAACCCAATTCATTTTCCAATTGTTGACTTAAATTTAGAGAAATATTCTGAAAATAATACAATTTCTAATTATAATTTATATGCTATATCAAATCACAAAGGAACTACAAATGGTGGTCACTATTTTAGTTATTGTAAAAATGGTGACAAATGGTATGAATATAATGATAGAGTAGTTATGACTATGACTAAAGAACAAATATTAACAAATGGGGCATATGTATTATTCTATGAAAGAAAAGATTAAAAACTTAAAGATATAACACAAATAGTAATATATATTATATAAATTTAATGAATAGTAAACAAGATTTATTGCTGGAAAGTATAAGTACTTTTTTTTTAAATAATCACTCAAATGTTAATACATTATTAGAAATAATTGAAGGTAAATATACCTCACTTAGATTAATTGATTGGTTTGTTACTAACTATTCAAAAAAACATAACATTTCTTATAATAACAAAGAAAAAAATGATAATTTTAAAGTATATACAAGTTATAAATCACAATTAAAAAGCTATTCTAAAAAACTATTCGACCCATTTAACAGGAGTGAAAGAATTAATTTCTATTATGAAAAAGATAAATATATTACAACAACCATAGGTCAATTAAATTTTTTTAGATGGGCAATTCAGAATAATATTATTGACTATATACGGCATAATTGTAAAAATATTGAAGAAGATATGAATAATAGTATAAGCTATGTGTATAACAAATCTTGTGATGGAGAAAATAAACCAAATAGAAAAAAAAGGAAAGAATTATCGGTATCAGCAACCAAATTTCTAAATAAAGATGATATTACTATTTTGGTTTCATTTAAATAATTGAATTACATAACAAAGTATTTTAATATCTAATCTATTGTAGAATAAAATAGATATTAATATAATTTAAAATTTAAAAATAAATTATTTTTTTGGCTTATCAATTTTATCGTGATCAATATTAATAATAACTTCACTACTTACATTATCATCAAGTTCAGGTTTTACTTTTTCAATACTGACTAATTTATTTAAAGATGATTCACCTTCCGATTCTGATTCCGATTGTATTTCAGATTCTAATTTACTAACGCTTTCATCGGTGTCGCTTTCAGTTTCTTTTTTTACCTTATTTATTTTTACTAAAAAATCATTATAATTATTATTATTTATACTATTTACTAAATCATTAACTTTAAAATCAGCATAAAATAAAGGAGATCCATTTACATCTAATTTTAAATTAGCATCATTACCATCAACTTCTAAAAAATATTCACTATCAGATACTATATTTCCGTTATTTTCTGTTACACTTTTACCATAGGCAACTATTGTATTATTAAATAATGCGCTCGAATCATATGATGTATCGGATGGAAAAGACAATGACCTTAAATCAATTAAATTACTATTATCACT